TCAGCCATACGCATATGCTTTTCGAATACTTCACCAGTATCGTTATTTTTAAATGTGTAAATCATGGTAGTTGATATAGTCCTTTTTGTTCAGTTTCTAAAAACCAAGTTGGTGTTTGACGGGTTGTCCATACTGCAAAGTCTTTCTTTTCATTCTTGTAGTAATTACGATAAGCTATAACTGGATCTTTATGTTTACAATAGTCTGGCATACACTGTGGAAATTCAGTGAGACCAACATCATCGATATTACTTGGTGAAGCTTTAAGTAACGTTCTTAACTTACGATCAGTCTCATGGATTTTACCATAGCGATAAGTATACTCATCACATAATGCAACGAATAATTTATAATGCCAATTGTAGTTTTGTTTTGATTGCCTTGTCCATATAGTAGACGGATGATTTACGTGTACACCTTTATAGAATAAATCATTATTCTCTTCTAAGCGCCAACGTTTGATACGACGGCCATTCTTTGTCCTATCTTGATATTCAGTACCATCGAGAACACGATGTGTTGTTGATAACATTTGAGCAGCTTCGATAATCATCTTTACGACATGTTTATCGCAATGCTGTTCGGCGGATTTTATTGGTGATTTGTTTAAAAAAAATATATTCATAATGTATATTATACCACAGTTCTAATGAAAAGTAAACCCCTTTATGACATTATTTATCATAAAGGGACTACTCTAGATTTTACCACCTCCTTACTTATGATGCATACCTTAATTGTTCAATATACTCATCCAGATAATCGATCTTCTTTTGCATCTTAAATGCTTTATCTGACTTTCCCTTTTTCAACAGCCGTTCTCGATAGTATGTTGCTTTGTTCCTATCTTTCTTCAACCGCTCGATCTCTTGTAACCTCATATACGATTTCTCCATATAGATTAATTTGATCATGATATAGGTATTTAAGCTAGGATCCTCCTTTTTACAGTTGGTTAATAGATCACTTTTGAATAAGAGTTGGGAATGCTTCGGAGACTAATTTTAAGGTTACCCCTTTATATTTTCCAGTCAACTTCTTATCTTTCATTAATATTAATAGTTCTGCTTCTTCTGGAGTTACTTTCTCCAAAACTTTGATGAACTTAAGTTCCCTAACACTTGCTTGTAAAGCATCACCTTCATATCCTTTTGCAAAGAATCGATACTCACTAGACACAGAACCAAAGCCTAGCTTAGATTCTTTATTAGGAGTATAAGGAGGTGAACCCTTAGGTAAATTAAATTCGAGAGATTTGTCAAACGCACCTTTAAGAAAGGTCTTAAGTTGACGTGATTCGTTCGCTATTAAAAATTCTTTTTTCTTTACAGCCGTTTTAATCTTAGCTATTTTCTCAAAGAATTCATGTAGTTGTACTTCGTTATCCATTGTTATAAAACTCCTCGACACATTCAATCAGTAAACTGCATCGCTTTTTAATTAAATAATTCAACACTTTCATTTGCATTGGCTTTTTAGTGTTATCAAAAGTATTTATAATCTTTTCATACACTGGTTTAGGTATTTCACTTAAATCGATCAGAGTCTTATTACGTTGATAATTACGATATAACTCTTCACTTAATACCTCTTTTAAGTTCTCTGCATTATCCAACCACTCTTCAAGTTGCTTAGCACTCACTGGAGTCTGTCTTACAGAATCAACGAATACATTATCTCCTGACTTGACGTTAGGAATACCATCACCTTTATCACCTTTCATGATATGATTAAAACGATAGATATGCGGGTTCTTATCGGTTACTTCTTTCTTTTGCATAGGACTAAATTGTGATACATCATTAAAGCGATGTAGTTGAATAAAGTCTTTATCGGATGAGATGATTTTAATTGGTTCACCTTTACCGAATTCTTGAGCTTCTAAAGTAAGAGCACCAATGACATCATCAGCTTCACAGCCTTCTAGATGAATAACCTTATAAGGTAGATTCTCTTTAATCTCATCTCGTACTAGATTTAGAATACGAAAGATTTCAGGCCAATCGGTATCAGACTGTTCATCTCTACTTTTTTTACGGCTAGCTTTATATTGAGGAAAGTATTCCTTTCTCCATGTATTCATACCATCACAGCATATAACCATTTGACCATACTTTTGACGATACTTCTTATTGTACATACGAATACTGTTAAGTATCATATGTCGTATCATCTGTTCATCATTTAGTTTTTGCACTATAATGTTCGATAGCGCAATTTGATTATAATCAATCAATATCATTTTCGTCACTCTTTTCAGTTAATAATTCTTTTAGTTCTTTACCTAGCTCTTCCAACTCAGCATCAAATTCAGCATCATCAAAGTCACCCATGAGTTCGTCTAATTTAGTGTTAGCATTATCTAGATCTTCTTGGAATGGATGTTCCATACCCTTATAACGATAGAATGTTCCAGCAAGCATATTAACAACTGCTGACATGTCTTTCATTTCATATTTATCTGGGTTAGTAAAATCCATGTCTTCAAAGCCATCGATAAATTCATTACCGCGTATAGCTTGATCCATGAGTTGAAAACAATATTGTGCTAGTTCAACACATTCTTCTTTTTGAATTTCGATACGATCGTCTTCTTGGATGACATGATCGATCTTTTCATCGATGACTTGCTTTAATCGTTCTGAGGTGGGGAATTGTATTACATTGGACATAGTATTAACCTTTACTAATCATAATTTAATATATATTATAACATACTTTTGGACAAATGTAAACTACTTTTTTAAGTTTTTTACTGATGGTGCACCAATCTTACATCCTATGAAGCCATTATAGTAGTCATCAGTCAGAAGGACATCCCTGTCAAACTGCTCCTTGGCTTCCATGTATGCACATTCTCCTTTGGTTTTACACAAGTGAATGATCTCTCTTTTAAAATGACTAGAGCCATCTTGATTGATATCTTCATTAAGTGAATTAGATGAACCGAAATAAGTCTTCCAATCCGATTCAACTAAGGTCTTCTTCCTTCTCTTTCTGGTCTTAGTAATCCCTAAGGTTTTCTTAAACCAAAAGAACTTCTTACCAACATACATCTTACCAGTTTGCTCATTCGTTATAAGATACACAAACCCGTAATAGTCGTCAGAACTAAAGTCTTGAGGAGGAACATATTCTTTATCATTATATAACCACATGTATTATATATAAAAGAACCGGCGCGTACATTATGTATTGCAGAGGCGCCGGCCGTGTTAACTAGTCATCAAAGTCAAGCTCTTCAATATGGTCTTCGATTGGTTCACCACATATAGGACAAAACTTAGGATCATCTTCTTCACATGATACTCGTGATTTATTATAGCACATCGGACAATCTATTTGTTTTACACTCATAATGATTGCCCAGAATTTGTTAACATTTTCAAGTCATCTAATGTACGAGATACTCCGCCAATAGTAATCTGTGGAAATGTCTTTGCATCTGGAAATATTGCGAATAATTCTTCTCGAGTAAAATCTACATCTAATTTCTTATATGTACACTTAATCTCGATAGGTGTAGCACTATCTAGATTTTCCATTAGATTCTTTGCAGTGACACACTGCGGGCATGATTCTTTTCCGTATACTATTACTTCAATCATTATATCTCCTATAAGCTCAGTGCGGCTAGTGTACTACCAGTAACATCTTTCTTAACTCCACCCGTAACATAAGATGTGATCTCTGTTTCTTGTGGTGCTACCTGTACATTGCCGCCGCCAATCCACTTTTCAGTCCATGGCAGAGGGTTTGTTTTTGATACATGATACGGTGAATGAATACCCAAAGCTCTCATTCTCTTTGTGCTGATCCATTCAACATAATCACATAATAATTTTTCATTAAGACCAATCATTGATCCATCTTTAAATAGATAATTAGCCCATTGCTTTTCTTGTTCTACTACACCTACGAATAACTTTTCTACTTCATCAGCCAATTCAGCTTGAATCTTTGTATAATCAGGGTCTTCTTTTAATAGGCTCTTAATCATTACTGTACTGCCAGCAAGATGAACGTTCTCATCTCTTGCAATAAACTTGATAATCTTTGCGTTACCTTCCATCTTCTTTAATTCTGCAAATGCCCATGAGCATGCAAACGATACATAGAACCTTATGCCTTCTAAAGCGTTAGCACACATAAGAGCTAACCAGATCTTTTTCTTATGTTCATATAAATCTACTGGATGCCTGTAGTCAGGATCGTTATGAACATTTGCTTCAGTTAGATCATCATAGTATTTACTTATATCTGCTGCACAGTCCATAATCTCAGAGTTATCCATAATACCATCAAATACAATTGAAGGATCCGGATATATGTTACGAATGATATGTGTATATGAACGACTATGAATTGTTTCAAAGAATGCCCATGTAGTAATCCAGTTCTCTACTTCAGGGAGTGAACATATAGGCAAGAATGCATCTAATGGTTCTCTACCTTGAACTGAATCTAATAGAATTTGTCTCTTTAAGTTGCTTGTAAAGATATGTTGTTCATGCTCATCCAATGAATCGAAGTCTTTCTTATCCTTTGATACATCTACTTCTTCAGGTCTCCAAAAGAAACCTAATTGCTTATCAGTAATCTTATCGATGTTCGGATATTTTACGGTATCATACCGTGCGATATCCACTGATTCGTCTAAGAACATCATTTTATCTAAATGTGACTTGGTGCCTTTTTTCATATTTTACAGCTCTCGCAATCTTCTTCTGAATTATCTCCAGCACCATCATGGGTGTTGAAATAATATAATTGTTTTAGTCCATACTTGTAAGCAGTCACAAGATCAGTTACCATCTCTGACATAGGTACTTTATTATCTTCAAAGAACTGAGGATTATAAGAGGTATTCACACTAATCCCTTGATCAATATACTTCTGTAGAATTGCACAGATTTTTAAATAACCATCAGGTGATTCTTGATCCCATAACAAATCGTACTTGTTCTTTAAGTGATGAATGCCAGGAACAACCTGAGCCATTACTCCATCTTTTGACTGCTTGTATGATACTAATGCTCTTGGTGGTTCAATACCATTAGTACTATTACTTATTTGTGCTGATGTTTCAGCTGGCATAAGAGCCATAAGTGTTGAGTTACGTATACCACTATCTTGAAGCTGTTCACGCAAACTCTGCCATGGCATTCTTTCGTTAGGCTTAACTAAATTATCTACTGCTTCCTTATATGTATCAATTGGAAGAATTCCACTACCATATTTAGTCTCATAATTTTTATTGATTTTACCTTTCTCAGAAGCTAAGTCAGCAGATGCTTTAATAAGATAATACGACCATGCTTCGGCATATTCATCAACTGTATCAAATGCACTATCATCATACTTTAATCCACGCTTAGCAAGGAAGTATGCAAGGTTAATGATACCAACGCCTAGTGGTCTACGATTCATTGTTGATCGATATGCAGCTTCAATTGGATAATCTTGGTAATCTAATAACGCATCAAGTGCTCTTACTGATAACGTACAATACTTTTCAAACTCAGATGGATCATTAATAAGACCCCAGTTGATTGCTGATAGAGTACATAGACTAATTTCACCATTAGGATCATCAGCTGATTGTAATGGTTTAGTTGGTAAATCGATTTCGCAACAAAGATTACTCATACGAATAGGAGCAACCTTTGGATGAAATGCGCCATGCTCGTTTGCATGATCAACATTCATCACATAGATTCTACCAGTATCTTTACGTTCACTTAAAAGACTTTGGAATACATCAAGTGCAGGCATAGTCTTTTTACGAATAGAAGTCTTTCTTTCATACTCTTCATATATAGCTTTAAACTTATCTTGATCTGAAAAGAATGATTCATATAGACCAGGAACATCATGTGGATCAAAGAACGTAATGTTACCACCAGTTAATAAACGCTCATACATAAGTTTATTCATTTGGAATGTGTAATCCATATGACGTACACGATTCTCTTCAGTACCTTTATTATTCTTTAATACAACTAAGTCTTCAAACTCATAATGCCATAATGGTAAGTATACCGTAGCGGCTCCACCTCGGACACCGCCTTGGCTACATGACTTAACAGCAGACTGAAAATATTTTAAAAATGGAATGAGACCTGTATGTACAATAGAACCATCACCTACACTTGCTCCGGCAGCTCGAATAGAACCAGCACCGATACCGATACCAGCTTTCTTAGAGATATATTTTACAATACTTGTTGAAGTCGCATTAATAGAATCGAGACTATCGCCGGATTCGATAAGAACACAACTGGAAAATTGCCGAGTGGAAGTTCGGACTCCAGCCATGATAGGTGTAGGGAGTGAAATATAGAACTGAGAAATTGCATCATAATAATCCTTAACGTATTTTATTCTTGTTGATTGATCATACTCACTAAATAGAGTCATAGACACCATCATATAAAGCATTTGTGGTGACTCAAATAATTCACCAGTACGTCTGTTTTGTACTAGATATTTACCACGGAATTGTTCCATACCAGCATACGTAAAATCATTATCTCTGTTATGTTTAATATAGAGATTTAGATCATCGAATTCTTCAACGTTATACTTATCTAAGATACCTGCATCATATACATCATGTTTAACGTTATCTTTAACAAGTTTATATAAAGAGCAAGGTTCGTATTTACCATAGACTTCTTTACGAATCTTATAGTTAATTAATCGAGCTGCTACGTATTGATAGTTTGGAGTTGATTCAGTGATATGTTCAGCAGCACTCTTAATAAGAAGCTCATGAATGTCATATGCTGGAATATTGTTATATAGTTGTATGTTTGCTTTGAGTTCTATCTCAGATACGGAGACACCAGTAATGCCTTCAGTTGCCCATTCGAGTACTTGGTGTACCTTTTCTAGGTCAAATGGCTGAGTATAGCCATCTCTTTTAGTAACGTTAAAAGACATAAGTTAATCCTGTTAATAAATTAGAAGGTATATTATATCATACCAGGGGTCAAAAGTAAACAGTTATTTTACTTTCTTTTCAAGTTCTTCAAGTCGTGCGAGGATCAAGGGATATTGTTTACGAAACTTAGAATCTTTCTTTGCAAGTTCTAAATCGTATTTGTCAGCCAGATACTGCATAGTATTGTTGACATACTGCTGAAACCAGATTCCAAGCTTAGTGCCTTGGAACCAGTTATAGAATGAGCTACCGATTACTGACGATAACATTGACTTAAGCGCAAGAATGGTTAACCACGACATTTATCAATTTCCTCTTTATTTTTATCCACTAGATATATATAACCATCCATACCGTGATCTGTTAATCCATCAAAGAATTTTAACTTAGCCCAAGATGAGATTAAACCTTTAAAGAGATCAGCAAAGTCTTGCCAAAATGTATTACCTAACACTAATGATTCTTTACTGCTGAAGTACATCTCACAACCATCATGTTTAAAACCAAGGATAGAAGGTGGTACTTTAGCGACTAGATCATTGTTATTTACAAAGCGATAATGAGGAACACAACATGTATTAACAAACTGTTTACCACCAACACGAGGAGAACCAAACGTAAACAAACCTCTAGCTAATGTATAACGAGATGCTGCAATGGTTGCCATTGCTCCACCAAGAGAATGACCACAAAAATATACATCACGAGGAATAGCAAGTTTACCATTATGGTTTAATACCTTAACGACTTCTTCCCATAGCTCATCAACTTCATCTTTAAAGCCACCATGAACCATACCAGCAGATTCAGATTTTTCTTTAAACATATTTAGATCAGCTTTAAGATCGTTTAATTGATTCGGTTGAGTACCACGAAAAGCAATCCATAATTGACTATCTAGCTTAGTAATTAAACATTCAGCACTATTTATTGAAATAAGCTTTGATGTAGCTTTCTTATAGATTTCTGTTCTAATTAATTTATTTCTGCTTTCAACATCATCCATGTATGACCATGACGCTAAACGCGCTGCGACTGATGCTTTTTCACTAAGGGTTTTCGGGACTGCCATTTTCTTCTTCCTCTATAGTAGTTACTTTCTTATAGTAGACTACAACTTGTTTTAATTCTTTGACATAACGTTTAATCTCTTGAAGATTATATGCCATGAGTTCATAGTCACCTGGAGACATAGCGAAGAATACTAATGTGCTAGATTCCTTTTCAATACTCACAAGGAATTCATCTAAATTCTTTTCTGATACAACGTACCATTTTGGTTCTTTTAAATCAATCTTCCGTGGTAATACAGGCTGAGTAATTTTAATCTTTATTGGTACTGTTTTTATTGTTACCTCACGAGGAGGTTTAGTCATTAATGCGCAGCTACTCAGTAGTAGGACTGACATCAAAACTGCTGTCATTTTCAAGCGAGTCAAATACATCTTTGGTTGCTCCATTCACTCTTTTCTCAATTAAGCCAGGTTTTGCTGCGGCCAGTTTTGCAAGGTTATGTCTCTTAAATATATCTAAGTAACGATTCATCTCTGATTGAATCTCTTGATTCTTTAAAGATAATTCGTTTAGAGCTTCACCTTGTAACTCATAAGATTTTTGCATAGTATTGATTGCATCATCTTGAGTCTCAATCTTTAACTCATATGCTTTATTTAAATCACGTAGTTCAATCAATTGGTTTTGTGTGGTACTATAATAAAAATAACCAATAACACCAAACGACAATAATATTCCAATCAATACTTTACTGAGCATTTACTTAAGATTACCTAGTTTCATTAATTTAATAACTTCAGTCATATCGCTTTTCTTTATAGTAACCATTAATCCAAACTTACCTTGAAGTTGAATCTCACCACGGCCAATATCAACAACAGTGATACCACCTTTGCTTGTACCGATATCTTTACTCGCTTCTTGAATATCAGATTCTTTAACTTCTTGAGCATTCTTCTTTGCTTCTCGTGCAGCCTTCTTAGCTGTCATGCGCTCGACAAACTTACGGCCTTCTTTAGTGCGACCATCATATTGCTTTTTCTTTTTATCTTTATCGCCTAATGGTTGAGGCGTAATTGCGACAGCAGCAGTACCCATTTGTTCATGAGCAGCTTTTTGCCATTCTTCAAAAGTTCGAAAATTCATCGTTTTATATCTCCATTTGAAATATAGATTTCTTGTTGAGTCGGTATGTGTATTACTTTATAAATGTTCTTACCAAGGATATTAGAGCAAGGCATAGTCTTTTCATTAACATTTACTTTTGTATTCTTAAGTGCAATTGTATCACCCGTTGACAATGATAAAATATCTTCTGTTAGTGTATACGTACCACAGTTTAGACCTGTATCAGTTTCAAACCATTTGTTTTCATTAAAACATGTATCGGTAATCTTTTCACCAGTTGCTTCTTCCATAATAGCTTTAAGTTTAGATTCAGGTATGTCAGTATATTCTTTAATGAGAAACAATGCAGCGGCATATGATCCAATCTTATTTCCTGGTATTAATCTCTTTACGTTAAATACCAATCGATTGAATACAGTATAAGCTGATTTCTCTTCAGAAGTTTTAGCTTTCTTTAATAACTTACCGTTATTATCAATTAAACCTAATTCAAAAGCTTTGGTTTTATCCCATGATGTAGTTAATAATTTAAGAAACTTGAACGCATAAAATAGATCTGCGGTACGTGATAATATGCCTTCATTTAATTTTTGCATTATACGTTCCTTAATACCTTAATTATATTTTGATCCATGGTAATTTCAACCCTTTCTTTTATATCTAAATAGTTTAGAAAGACTAAAAATGGTTTAAGATAATGATAATGTTCTTCATCAACTTTAAACCATGTCATGCGATTAGCAGCTTCTATTCCAAATATGTTATATATGACTATAAGATGGTTAAGTATTAAACGTTCTTGCAAATCATTATGGACTTCATATCTCCTAAACAGTCGTTTGAGATATTTAAATCGTGCTAAGTCCTCTTTGAATTCTTCTACATCACAACACTCAGTATTATTATAGTTTTGCATTGCAAAGAATTCAAAATTCTTATTTGTAAGTTCGTCAAATACTTTCATCATATAGTATATATAGTTTTAGTTTTTAAAGTTTGCGCCTTTCTGCCGACCGAACTTCTCTTTACCAGTAAACTTAACAGCACCTTTCATAATCGATGCAACGTCTACTTTACCTTTTAAGATTGGATCAGTCTTTAGCATTTTCTCTAAGTCTTTAGGTTCACCTGCCATGGCAAAAAACCTATCATTAGAAGCTGCCACTACAGTCGTTTTATACTTTTCTGGGGCAGTAGCTCTAAAGGTTTGACCTGCTTTATTAAATAGTTCAATGGGAAATTTAAACACTATTGTTCTATATGAAGCAGGAGCTTCTTGTAAACTTAAAGATTCTCTTAGTTGAAAAAAGTTTTTCATTTTATTTACCTTGTGCTTTTTTTAGTTTATCGTATAACTTATCAAGATCTGCTTCAGCTTTTGATAATACTTTATTGTGTGCCTTATCTAGTTTTTTAAATTCGGCTTTATCAATATCGTTATCGTTATAAGCATCTTCAGTTGAGCTTATATCATTTCGAATTTGATCGATCTTAGTATTTGCAGCAGTGATGGCCTTTTGAATTTTATCTTCAACACCTTCTTTAACTTCGCCTTCTGCTTCGTAGTTAGCATCTATATAATCGAAGAATTCTTTCTTCTTACCATCTTCTAATTCAGCAGGAGATTTAACACCAAACTTCTTCATAGCAGCATCAAAGACTTTTCTATAAGCAGCTTGCTTAGCAGACATTTCAGCTTCGTCCATATCTTCTTCTTCAGCTAACTCATAACCTTTGGCCATGAATTTCTTAACGTCTGTCTTATTGATTACTTCAACCTTGCCATTCTTAACAACTAATACTTCAGTCTTAGGATCTTTAAGCTGACGAGCTTCATGGATAGCTAATGCTTCGTCATGAAGTGTTTCATTTTCTTCTGCAGTTAGATCAATCTTTTTAACAGCACCGTGCTTAGCTTGTACCTTTTTAACATTTTGATCTACTGATAAGTCAGCTGGACCAGCAACGTTTTCTTTTGGTGCTTCGTGGGTATAACCTTTAGCAGCAAGAGCTTTATGCTCAGCTTCATCCTTAGCTACTTCTTTCTTTCCAGTCTTAGGATCGAACATATCGTGTGGATATTTCATTTCCATTTCTTTTACTGGTGCTTTACCTTCTAGGACATGTTGTACCGCTTGCGCTAGGTCCTGAGTTGCTTGATCATATAGTTTCATTTGTGTTCTCCTATTGCATTAAGTACATTCCGGTAACCCCACCGACGATGCCGGTAACAAGGATCCAGAATAATTTATTTATAACTGTAACAACGATTTCATTCGAAGTTACTTTTGTTTCGAGAGCTTCTAACCGCTCTACGATCTTTAATATTTGCACAGCTTGAGCTTCTCCGTATTTCGCTAACATTGTAATCTTTTCTTCTGCCCGTGCTATGGATATAATAGCCTCTGATAATGAATCGAGTTTGTTTTCGATTCGATCAAGGCGAGCATTTTGATCTGAGTGGTCTTTAGTTGGTGACATACTACTTAAGTTCCTTTTGTTGTTTAATCCAATCCTTTGCAGTTTTGTTTTGCAATGGACGTTTTAAAAATTTCTGTACCTGTTTATAGGCTTTGACCATTACGTCTTCCCCAGCATTATTGTTATCCACAACAATAAAATTATTCACTCCAAAATAGTTTTGAGCCTTACCTATATTATTTTGTACTCTATTCCATGAGTCAATTACTAAAGCCTTTGGAAGAGAACGTTGTCGTTGTTTGTTTCTCTCTAATGCCACCTCTAATGAAGTATTTACGAATACCATATATGTATCATATCCGAAACTTTTTAGCATTTCTGAACTAGTCTTTATATTTTTAAAATCTTTACCAGTACCATCAATAGCTAATCCTAAACGACCTTTCATGTATATTGATTGTCGTTTACCTGTCATTTGTTTTGCCTTGGTTCTTACAGCAGTATGTTTGCTGGTATAACCTTTTCTGAGATCAGGATCTAAATCATTCTTTTTCATACCAAGCTCGAATAAGTCATCAGAATTAATTGTCTTAAGACCACTTGACTTTGGTATTACATTAAAGGCAACGTATGACTTACCACTGCCAGGTCCGCCGGCCATATAGATCGCTTTAAAGATTCCAGGATCATTTACACCTTCATCTATAAAATCTTTAAAATTATCCAAACTCATGCCCTGCTACTCTTTTCATTTGCTTACTAAACTCAGCAAAATCAGGTTTATTTTTATAGAGTTTAATAGTAACCTCAGGTCTTTCTTTACCTTTGATTCTCCAATTAAACCCTTTCTCTTTATGTTCAGGTTTAGTGGTCTTTACAACACGACGTTTAAAGCCAGCTTCATAGCCTTCGCCCTTATGCTTACCTTCGCCTTCTGCTATAAACTCACTAAATCTAATCATTATTACTCGCTCTTGTATCGTGGATCTGCCCGGTATTGATATGGTGTTGTAACATCGTCTGCGCTTTTAAAACTTTTAGCTGACTTTTTAATGTTATTTAGTGCAGCCAAAACTTTGTTGAAGGCCTTGTCGTCAAAATCATTACCAGCTTTCAGACCTCTTAATACTGATTCGAGATCCTTTGCTGCTCTAGGTAATTCACCATTAATCATATTGCCAGGAATTCGTTTAAAGGCTTCATCAAGTTCGACAGCTTCATCAACCTTTTTATATAACTGCTTAGATGAATTCCATTCCCAATCGGCTTTATTAAAACCTTTCTTTTTCTTTTCTTTTTGGTACTTAACACCATCAATATAGGTTGGTCCAGCTTCATCAAGACCTTCTGCATACATATTGTATCCACGAACATCTTCTTCATCTTGCATTTTCTTTATAAACGCTTCTGCGGCTGATTGGTTCTTAAAAGACTTTTTCATCTTTTTACCATTCCACAATTCGACTGAAGCAATTACTTTCGTCGCAGCTTCATCAACTGATTCCTTAGTATCTAAAACACTAGGATCAACTAAATTCTTTTTGTTATTCTTAATGTGTGCATTCATCATTTTGTCTGCAGATTTCTCACCACCTAAAAAATATCCTAAAAGATACGCATCAGCAGCGCCTTGAGCAGCTTTAGGTGTCTTAAATGAAACCTTACCAGTATATAATGTATTACCTTTAGTCTTATGAACGACATTAGCCCTATGTCCACCAAACTTTGATTTCTCAGAAGTTGCGTTATAGTCAGATGCCTTAGCCTTTGCTTCAGTAATTTCTGATCGGAAAGATTTAAATTTCTTCATTGTTATTGTCCTTTAAGTAATCTTTGAATGATACTGCAGTATCTTCGAATGCTAAATGTTTAGGTAGTAAACCTTTCTTGATCATATCATGAAAAGTCTTATTTAAGTTTCTATAGTCAAGGCCGGTAACCTTAGCTGTTTTCTTCATAATCTTAGATGCGTTATCAGTATCACCTGATGATTTCTTACGTTGATCAAGGTAGTATCTTACAGCCTTTTTGTACACAGGCTTCTTAAGTACTCGATCAAGATAACGATCTAGGTCAGGTAATCCGATATCAGATAGTGGACTTTCAGATAGTTCACCAGGAGTTATTTCTTTTGCGTGTTTAGTATATTCGTCTGTACCAATCTCGTACGATTCAACCTTAGAGGCGAGGTCTTTATCAGCGCCACCCCATGTACCTTTTGATTTAGTAACGAATGAATTAACTCGAGCGAATGCCCATTGTTGTGGAGTAGTACCTGGACGATGACTTGTTTTCCATGCACCCATTCCACGATCATATACCTTTTTAAGTATACCATATGGCATGCCAGTTTTTTCTGCTTTCTTAACAAGGCCAGCAATTTTCTTTTCTTGAAGATCTTCTTTGAATGATTCGGTTGCTGTTTTTATTAACTTAAATGGGCTACTATTTTTCTTTGGATTAAATATAATTATTGCTGGTAAATCTTTTTGAAAATCTCTTGGGTCATAATCACTATAAACAAGACCACTATAACCATTATCCATAAGTAGTTTTGTACCTTTCATTGCTAGTACTTCTTTTGCAGTAGGATTTTCTACTAGATCAACAGTGTAATCGTCAAGATCTTCTTTTGCATCTTTAAATAATTTTTTCACTTTAGGATCATCTTCTTGAGCAATATTACCTTTAGGTTTAGTTTCATATACAAACCCTTGCCCACCATCTTCAACCCTATTAGGTAGCCATCCATCTAAAGCATGTTTAAGTTCTAAAGCAAACCACATAGGAGTAGATTGCCCTTTTGTTTTTACACCAGATGTATGGTATATCTTATTAACTTTAACTTCTTCACCAAACATTTTCTTATATTTTTTAGTATGTTTAGACAAAGGCATATCTTTTGCTTCATCTAGTTTTTCAACTGAATCTAACCAACATCGTTTCTTTTTACCATCAGCGAATTCAACTAATACATAATTGGCACCAGTCATTGTAATGGTACCAACATCATTTGATTCTTTTACGACAACAGTATCACCTTCATCAAATAACTTACCAGCTTTATACTGTTCACGTTCTTCTGATACTGTTTCTAATTGGACATGTGTACGGTGATTATGAGACTCTTTAAGACCCATACCTTTGCGGATAGCATTGAATAATTCTTTTCCATCTTTATAACCAGATGGCATACCTTTACTAAATTCATTAAAATCATTATCAGAAGCTGCAGCTCTTAACTTTGATGCACTCATACCAGATACATCATCTGAATCAGGATCTCTTGCTCCAGCACTTACTACTTGGATTCCACCTTCAAATTGATAGAAACCATGACGACCTTTTTCACCATTGTATTTGTTTAATAGCTTATCGAATTCTGTTAAACGATCTTCACCAACAACCATATTAACTTTGGTGAAACCTTGATCATATAAACGAGTTACGATATCAAATACAGTACGGACATTTGAATCTGCCATAATGCTTCGAGCATACTTAGGAAACATCTTACGAAGGAATTTGATTTTATCTTTAAACTTGAGAGGATTCTTTTTGGGATCATTAGACTGCGAAGCATATATTCTGAACTGACCCGATCCTGCTTTTTTCTTTAAAGCATCAAAGACCTTTTCATGGCCATTTGTTGGAGGGTTGAACCTGCCAAAAACGAACGTGATCTCGTTAGTTTCTTCGGATAGATACTCGCTAAAGCGTTTTGGATTATACGCCATTCTTTTTTATTCCTCGGTTCCCATCTAAAGGTTATCGACTCGGTGAGTCCCAACCTTTAATAATATCTTTGCTGAAGTTATTAGTCGAAAATTCTAATCGATCAACCAATTTAACAGCTCCACCTTCCATACGATCTATAGCAACAAAACCTTCAGGGTTGGTTACTTTAAATCCGGATTTAGTCTTCACAAATGTATTAATATTTGATAGACTGTTAAGTTTATTTATAATAATTAATTTTGCATCTACCACAGAATTCTGTAAATCGAACACTTTTTTTAATGTTTTTGTATTCTTTTTACTAAAAAACGATAATAATT